AACAGCATTTAATTCAAGAGGTGCGCTTGCTTCGATGCAGAATCTCAGCGATGCAGCGGACGCAGAACAAGCAGCTCGAGACAATGTCACAAACTTCTTGGCACAGTTTAGCAATCAATTGCAACAAGTCAAAACCAATGTGTTGGATAAGATTATTGAGAGCGATTTTGGTACAGCAGTTACTAATCTAGGAACAAGTCTTAGTGCTGCACTAACTAGTTTGTTTGGATCAAACGCCGCCGGCGGCACGGCGCTCAGCGGCTCTTTTGGCAGTTTAAGCGATGGTATAAGTGCAGCAGTCACGGCGTTAACTGGACCAGAAGGATACTTGACAAAACTCACAGATACCATAAGAGGTGAAGTTGAAGCATTCACAGCAGCTACATCGCCAACCGCTTCAAATAGACAGTCTCCAATGGACTATCTAAGAGAACGTGCAGGCGAACTTGGAACACAATTGAAAAATTGGTTTACTGATATGTTTCTTGGTCCTATCAACGACGAAATGGGAATGAGTAGATCTGGAGGAATATTAGGAACTATTAAGGATGGCTTTTCAAATTTAATGAACGGATTAACAGACAGATTATTTCCGCCCAATGAAGCAGGAGATAGCCTTGGTACTAGAATAGGAAACAAACTAATAGAAGGCTTAGAAGGATTCTTTAATTCAGAAACCGGACAGCGACTTACTAGTACAATTAGCTACTACTTTGAAGGACTAATGCTTAGTTTGCAAGAGGCTATTGATAGTAAAATTGGAATATTAAGCAACTCGAGATTAGAAGAAGAACGAGAATCATTTGAAGAAAAGGGTCTTGCAGAAGGCAGGCTCAGCCAATCAGATGCAGCAAGAGTTACAGCAAGGCTACAAGAAAAGGTAGATCTTGGAATTTCTAGTATGCAAAGCCAGTTAAGCTACGGTTTGACGCCGTCGGGCGATCAAGTAGATACGGTTCAAAGTGCAATTGGAGCACTTAGAGCCGCAGGCCAAGATGTTATTGTACCCGAAGGCTTGCCAGTAAGACGTGTTGGTACACTTAAAGCCACAGGGCAAACAACAGAGCCAGCTGACACAGTAGCACAAATTCACAAAGGCGAACGTGTGCTCAATCCAAGCGAAACTGGTGCCATGAACGACTTGCCAGGTGCTATTAATCAACTAAATACACTTACAGCGCAGATTCGTGACTTGATGGCACAAAGTGTAGGACATCAAGAAAGAACTGCAAGAGGAATTAAAAAATTGGGAAGTGACATAATGACATGAGTTGGAAAAAACATTTTACACCAGTGCCAACAAGTGCAAACGCCAGCGGCAGCTATTCACCATTTAGTTTAAACAAAGGCCAAGGAATGGGGCCGGCAGCATCAAACTACAGCAGTCATCTTCCTGATGTTTATGTAGGGTCTCCTAATCGTGTTGAACGCTACGGGCAATACAACACTATGGACAATGACAGTGAAGTAAATGCTGCATTGGATATTCTTGCAGAATTTTGCACACAGAAAAACAAAGAAAACTCAACTCCTTTTAAAATTGAATTTTCAAAAGCAGCCACAAACACAGAAGTTCAAATTCTTGGACAATATCTCAAACAGTGGAACAAGCTACAAAATTTTGAAACACGCATGTTTAAAATTATTCGCAACACTTTCAAGTATGGCGATCAGTTTTTTGTAAGAGATCCAGAAACTAAAAAATGGTTTCATGTTGATCCTGCAAACGTAACAAAGATTATTGTCAACGAATCGGATGGAAAGCGCCCTGAGCAGTATATTGTAAAAGATTTAAACATCAGTTACGAAGGGTTAGCAGCTACAAAAATTAATACCAGTACTGCATACGGTCCTGGTGCAAACAGTCAAGGCTATCAAACATTAAGCAATCAGCAAATGACAGGCAAAACTCCTGATTCGGGAAGCAGTAGATTCGGAACAGAATCAAACGAAACTGCAATCGATGCTGAGCATATGATTCACCTAAGTATGAACGAAGGGCTGGATCAAAACTTTCCTTTCGGTAATAGCTTGTTGGAAACTATCTTCAAAGTTTACAAACAAAAAGAATTACTCGAAGATGCTATTATTATCTATCGTGTACAACGTGCGCCAGAGCGCAGAGTATTCTACGTTGATGTGGGTAACATGCCTTCACACCTTGCTATGCAATTTGTTGAACGTGTTAAAACTGAAATACATCAGAGACGTATCCCAAGTAAGACAGGTGGCGGACAAACTGTTATTGATAGTAGTTACAATCCTTTGTCAATCAACGAAGACTACTTCTTTCCACAAACAGCTGAAGGACGTGGTTCAAAAGTCGAAACACTTCCAGGCGGTACCAATCTAGGAGAAATCGATGACCTTAGATATTTTACAAATAAACTTGTTAGAGGTTTGCGCATTCCTAGCAGCTATCTACCAACTGGTGCCGACGATAGTGCATCGCAGTATAATGATGGTAGAGTAGGCACAGCTTACATTCAAGAATTACGTTTCAACAACTATTGCGAACGTTTGCAAAGCACAGTAACTGATATATTCAACAATGAATTTAAATTATACTTGCAACAAAAAGGAATCAACATTGATCTAGCAATGTTTGATTTAAAACTGCAACCTCCACAAAACTTTGCAAGTTATCGTCAAGCAGAACTTGACAGCAATAGAATTTCAACGTTTACACAAATGCAACAAGTTCCGTTTATTTCAAATAGATTTGCACTACAAAGATTCTTAGGACTCAGCAAAGAAGAAGTTGCTGAAAACGAGAGACTGTGGAGAGAAGAAAACGATGAGTTTTTTGAAACTGGGGATACAGAAGCCGCAGCGCAATTACGCGATGCAGGAATTTCCGGAAGCGACATTAGCGATGATACAACAGCAGCAGAAGGCGACGAACTTGCAGACGATGACGACATTGCAGCTGGTACTGATGGAGGAGATGCAGGAGCGGATGCAAATGATCCGTTTAGTGCATAAATAATAATATGATATTACGTGAACTATATTACTTTGATAAAACGACAATGGAGCCGATTGAGGACGACCGTTATGATTCGCAAGATGATGACAGTGTAATGAATCTTGACGACACAAGAAAAACTAGGTTGACATTACGCGATATCAACAAAGCAAGACGTGCCGAAGAAATGCATCGCCAGGAAGCAACCAAAGACTTAGATCACGTTAGGTCAATGTACGGACTTGCTGCCCAAGGTGCTGAAGAAGCAATGTAAGGAATAATCTTTTGACCAAAGTTTATATTCCAGGCGAAACAGACAAACAGAGAAAAGAACGTAAAAGAAAAGAAAAAGGCTGGAAAAAAGATAAACCTCCAGTAAAGCCTGCTCCTCGAAAAGTAATAACCAACACATTACAACGCAGCACTCCTCCAAAACAAATAGAACGCATACAAGAACAGTTGACTTATCCTACAAAAAAAGTTTCTTTTGTTTTAGGCAACGGCACGAGTAGAGAAAGCATTGATCCTCATTTACTAAAAGCCAAAGGCACTGTGTATGGGTGCAATGCATTGTATAGATCATTTCATCCAGATTATTTAATTGCAGTTGACACAAAAATGATCAAAGAAATATCATCTGCTGGGTATCAGTTAAAGCACCAAGTGTGGACTAACCCTAACAAATACACTAGAGAGATACAAGGATTAAACCTTTTTAATCCTAATTTAGGTTGGAGCAGCGGGCCTACTGCACTTAACTTTGCTAGCTTAAATGGCGCAGCAGTTGTTTATATTTTAGGATTTGACTATCGCGGGATTGGTAATAGACACGAAACAGTGAACAACATGTATGCAGGCACAATAAATTACAAAAGAGAACACGACAAGGCTACTTATTTTGGAAATTGGCAGAGACAGACTTCTCTGGTAATAAAACGAAACCCTCACACAAGATATATAAGAGTAGTTGAGAAGGCAGAATACTTTGTGCCTGAGAATTTAATAGGATTAGACAATTTAGAGCATATTACAGTAAGTAAATTCAAACAAATTATTGGAATCTAAAGAAAATGTTTTGAAACAGGCTCAAAACAACCTGTTTCGGCGTACTTTTTTTTATAAAGTGTAAATATAATAGACAGCCTTGATAACAAGTTACAAAGGAGATTAACAATGACTGATCGCGCAAAGTTTGAAGAAATGCTAGAGCGCCTTATCGCAGAAGATAAAGCCGGAGCAGAAGAACTATTCCATGAAATCGTGGTAGAAAAATCACGTGAAATTTATTCAAGTATTCTTGAAAGTGAAGAAGAAGTCGACGAAGCAGACAAAGCTGACGATGACGACGAAGACGAAGACCTAGACGAGTCAAGCGACGAAGACCTAGACGAAGCATCCGATGATGAAGACCTAGAAGAGTCAGACGAAGACCTAGACGAAATGTTTGGCCTTGACGAGTTCGAAGCCGAAGCAGACCCAATGGCAGCAATGGGCGGCGACGCAACAGACGACATGATGGGTGACATCGAAATGCCAAGCGCAGACGACGAAGAAGGCGACGACGAAGAAGCCGAAGGTCCAGAAGAAGCAATGGCAGATCTAAAAGACGCACTTGCATCGTTAGAAGCCGAATTTGAAAAAATGATGGGTGACGACGAAGGCGACATGGACGACGAAGAAGGCGACATGGACGACGAAGAAGGCGACATGGACGACGAAGAAGGCGAAGAAGAGCCAGAAGAATCATTTGCATTTGAAGCAGACGAAGAAGTTGAAGAAGCAGCTGATGATTCAGAAATTGACGAAGCAGTTGAAAAATCAGCAGGCGAAATCATGCGTGAATATGCAAACAAAGTATCAGCAACAATGGGCGACAACGGTGCAAACACCAAGCCAATCGTAGCTGGTAAAAACGACATGGGCGGAACAAGTGCTAACATCGCAAAAGGCGGTACAGAAGCAGGCGTAGAAGCTAACAAAGGTAACCTGAAAGGCGCAGCACTAAGTGATCAAAGCCCAAAGGATATGGCTACCAAAAACAGAAATGTTAAAGGTGGAACAAGTGCCAAAGCAGGCACAAAAAGCGAACCTGGCCACGGCGCCGAGAAAAAAGGCAAGCCAGAGCAAGCTGCTAACAAAAAGTCAATAACAGGCAGCTAAAAGAGGACTAACGGATGAACTTACTATCAGAAAATTTGAGTTTCGATAAAGCGAAGATGATCGTTGAGTCTGCTAATGAAGGCAAAGATCTTTATATGAAAGGTATTTGCATTCAGGGCGGAGTACGCAACGCAAATCAGCGTGTCTATCCCGTAAATGAGATTAGCAGGGCTGTCACCACTCTTAACGAGCAGATAGCTGAAGGTTACTCACCATTAGGCGAAGTAGATCATCCAGAAGGACTTAATATTAACCTAGACCGTGTGTGTCTCATGATTGAAAGCATGTGGATGGACGGTCCTAATGGTTACGGTAAACTAAAAATACTACCAACTCCGATGGGAGGCCTAGTTAAAACAATGCTTGAAGCAGGTGTTAAACTAGGCGTCTCGTCGCGAGGAAGTGGAGACGTAGACGGTAACGGAAACGTTAACGGCTTTGAAATAATCACTGTGGACGTTGTGGCTCAGCCTAGCGCCCCTGGTGCGTATCCTACTCCAATTTACGAGAACCTAATGAATGAAAAAGGTGGATACAAAGCAATACTAACTTCGAAAGAAGTCCAAGGCGATAAACAGGCACAAAAATATATTGCAGAGAGCTTATTAAATATAATAAGCAGGCTCCAATAAAAGGAGAAAATTTATGGAAGCACTAAAAGCCCTTTTAGAGAGTGACGCAATCTCAGAAGCGATGAAAACAGAACTTGAAGAAGCGTGGAACACAAAAGTACAAGAAAATAAACTTGCACTTACAGCTGAACTACGCGAAGAGTTTGCTGGAAAGTATGCCCACGATAAGAATGTAATGGTTGAAGCTATTGATACTTTAGTTAGTGAAAAACTAGCTGAAGAAATGGCTGAGTTACACGAAGATCGTAAGCAACTTTCAGAACAAAAAGCAAAATATGCTATCAAGATGCGTGAAGACGCTAACTTAATGGCAAGTTTTGTTAAGCAAACACTTGTAAAGGAAGTTTCTGAACTACACGATGATCAGAAAGCAATGGCAAATAAATTTGGCATGCTAGAAGAATTTGTTGTAGAACAACTTGCAACTGAACTTGCAGAATTCCAAGAAGACAAAAAAGACCTTGCCGAAACAAAAGTACGTTTAGTACGCGAAGGCAAGCAGCACTTGGCTAAAGTTAAAAGTGACTTTATCCAAAGAAGTGCCAGTGCAATTCAAGAAACAGTAGCTAACGCTCTTACATCAGAGATTAAGCAACTGAAAGAAGATATTGACACAGCACGCAAGAACGATTTTGGTCGTAAGATTTTTGAAGCATTCAGCAATGAATACATGGGTTCACACCTAAATGAAACATCTGAAACCAAAAAACTAATGAACGTAGTTGAGACAACTAACAAACAACTCGCAGAAGCAAAATCATTAGCACTAAAAGCTAAAGGTATTGCAGAAGCAAAAGACGCAGAAGTAAAGCGTCTTGTTGAATCTCAAACACGTACATCAAAAATGAACGAACTGCTAGGCCCGTTAAGTACGGACCAAAAAGCAATCATGACAGACTTACTGGAATCAGTACAAACTGCCCGTTTACAAACACAGTTTGAAAAGTATCTACCATCGGTTATCCAAGGTAACACTCCAGCGAAGCAAAAGGCACCACTTACAGAGGCAACAGAAATAACAGGCAATAAGAAAACAAACAGTTCATTAGCAGACCATAATGTCATTGACATTAAGCGTCTAGCTGGCTTATAAAGGAGAAATAATATGTCAGAACTACTCGAGAGTCGCTGGAATGAGACCAAAGGTGCCCTAGTTGAAGGCTTGAACGGCAATAAGAAAGCTGTGATGGAAACAACACTTGAAAATACTCGCAAGCACTTAATGGAAACTGCAACAGCAGGCGGAACATCCGCTGGTAACGTAGCAACGTTAAACCGTGTAATCCTTCCAGTGATTAGACGTGTAATGCCAACAGTGATCGCTAACG